ATTTGTTTGCTAAGAACGGTATCGAGTCCAAGATACTCGCAGCCGTGAGGAAGAAAGAGGACTACACGACGGCGCACTTCATGAAGGATTTCAGATGACCAAAGTGACGGGGCCACTTGAGAGCGAGATACAAGCGCAGATACTGCGGTGGCTTCGTGAGCACGGCATCTTTGCGTTTAAGGTAGCACTCGCCAGCCCAAACGGCATCCCTGATGTGATATGCTGTTTCGACGGGAAGTTCGTTGCTCTTGAGGTTAAGCGTAACGAGCGAGGCCGCGTGGCGCCGCTTCAATGGCTACGCAAAGAGGAGATAGAGAATGCCGGAGGTGAGTCGTATATCCCCTGGAGCGTTGACATGGTCAAAGAGATATTCGAAAGCCACGACAAAAGCGAGAAAAAAGCGAGATATGGCCAATCCGCAAAACCTAAAACCGTTTAAAAAAGGCGGTGACCCAAGGCAGAAGGGCAACGGTCGCAAGCCGTACGTCCATCTTCGCGATGCTATCGCCGAATCTATTGAGGTCGGCGATGTCGTCGAGGTGTTGAAGCGCATCATCAAGAAGGACGACATCCGCGCGGTGCAAGAGCTCTGTAAGATCATGGGCTGGTACGCGCCGGCCGAACAAAAGATTACCACCGATGACCACATCGTATTACGTTTTACCGATGCCGAAGTACCGGGACATACCGCTCCACCAAGCGCAGAAGGAAGTACTGACGAATCGTAAGCGTTTCAACGTCCTTCGGTGCGGCCGCAGATGGGGCAAGTCACGTCTGATGTTCGCGCTTGCGGCTGAAAGTCTATACAACAACAAACCCGTTGCCTACTATGCCCCAACCTATACGGATTTTGAGAAGCGATGGGCGGAGGCCAAGCAGTTCTTCGGCCCTATCCTGGCTGATGCGAATGCGGACAAGTTCCAGATGCGCCTGCAAGGCAGCGAAGCAACCTGGGATTGGTACGGTCTCCACCGCTACGACGGTGCCCGTGGAAATCGATACGCATTGGCGTTAGTCGATGAGGCTGCGCACTCACCTAACCTCGAACGCGCATGGATCGATGTGATACGTCCGACGCTCGCAGACTATCGCGGTGGTGCGTGGTTTGCCTCAACTCCTTTCTATGGCTCCTACTTCAACGACAGTCTTTGCATGAGAGAAGACGAAGCCTGGGCTCAGTTCCATTATCCGACGAAGACGAACCCGTTTATCGACCCTGGGGAAATAGAGGCGATGAAGAAAGACATGCCATCGATCATCTTCCAGCAGGAAATCATGGCCGATCTTGTTGTCACTGCGGGCGCGCGCTTGAAGCGGGAATGGATTAAGTACGGCGAGGCTCCGCCCGATGCGCAATATGCGTTCGGGGTGGACCTTGCTATCAGCAAAAAGACGGATGCAGATTTCAGTGCTATCGTGGTTACCGCGAAGGCAGGTGACAATCTGTACGTCGTCGACGTGGTACGTGTGAAGGATTCATTCAACGCCACGCTGGAGACCATCAAGGCGATGGCCTCTAAATACAACCCGTTCATCATCACCATCGAAGCCGTCCAATACCAAGCGGCGATGATTCAAGAGCTGATCCGAACGACAACGCTACCGATAAAGAGCGCGCATCCGACGAAGGATAAGGTGACGCGCTTCATACCGGTCGAAGGCAAATACGAGCATGGATACGTGCACCACAGGAGGCATCTGATTCGGGAATTCGAAGACGAGCTACTGACATTCCCTAACGGTGCGCACGACGACATGTGCGATGCGCTCGCTTACTCACTTGCGGGTCATTCGCAAAACTTTTTTGCTTTCCAGATATGAAGATTCTGGGCTTCGAGATCACACGACAAAAGCAGCTACCCTTACCACTGCCGCGCAGCGCATATTCGGTGGGTAGCGATTCGACGTTTAACCTGAACGCATCGTTCAGCAGGTTGGTACAAGAGGGGCTATACTCAAACGCGGTGGTGCAGGGATGCGTCACGGCGTACACGATGACACTGAACGAACCAGAGATAGAAGTCTATGTCGATGGAATGGAGTCGGAAGATCATCCACTCCAAAAGCTGCTCGACAAGCCGAACAAGTCGATGTCGAGAGCGCAGATGCTTTCGTTCATTGCGGCGTATGTCGCCATCGGGGGCAACTGCTATCTCATCAAAGTACGAAACCAAGCAGGCGGAACCATCGCCTTGTATCCCTATCATGACGGACAAATCAAAGCGGTTCCGAGTCAGTATGAATGGATTGATCATTACGAGTACAAAGTCGACAACGTAACGAAGATTATCCCATCCGATGACGTCATCCACTTCCGTAGCCACATCATCGACCCGCTCAGACCGCACATGGGCATGTCGCCTATCCTTGCGGCTGCGCGCGGTGTGGACATCTATTCCGAAATGGAGAAGATCGTCTATAACACTCTGAAAAACGACGGTATGCCGCGTGGCCTCTTGTCGTTTCCGCCGGAAGCGGCGATGAACGTGCAGCAGCTCGATCTCATCCGCGAACAGTTCGGCGATGCATACGGCGGAAACAAACGCGGTCGCACGGCGGTGCTGTCAGGCGGCGCGCAATACGAACGACTGTCGTTCAACCTCGAAGAATTGCAGGCGGACAACATCATCAGCCGAGCGGAAGTGGCGATATGCCAGGCGTTCCGCGTGCATCCGCTTGTGGCCATGACGTATGCGGGGCTTATGAACTCGACGTACTCCAACATGGAGGAAGCATTCAAACAATACACGACGCTTACCCGCGTGCCTATCTGGTCGGCGTGGGAAGAAACGTTTGAACAGGGCTTTGCGACTGAATATCCAGGCGTCGAAATCGAGTTCGACACAGATGACGTACAGGCATTGAAGCCGAACATGGCAGATGTGGAAGCGTCCGTCATATCGCAGTTCACAAGCAACATCATAACACAGAACGAAGCACGTGAGGCACTGGGCTACGACCTCATTATCGGCGCAAACCGCTTTGCCTTCGAGCTTAACCCGATGACAGCGACGCCGACCACTATCGTGCCGCCACCTGACATTGAGGTACCACCTGAGGAGGAAGAGGATTCATTTCCTTTTTTTGATGGTGAGGTGACATCCGACTACCTCGGAAACAAAGTGACGGAGGAATGGGAACAGATTGAGTGGAAGCGGCAGGATACAAACCTGGAACTCTACGCAGCCCGCATTGCAAAGGACTTCGCGAAGGTAGCCCGCAAATTGCAAGCGGAGGTCATCAGCGAAGTGAAGATGATGGGTGCGGTTGAGACAAAAGCCGACCCGTTCAATTTCACATATTGGGTCAAACAGTTCATATCGGGCACGGCTGCATCAATCAAGTCACTTATCAAGGCAAGCGTAGAGGATTCTTTGAAGCAGGCAGGCTCAACCATTGAGGAATTCGGAAGCACTAACTTTGAAGCCGTAGTAAGAACTGCAACGGCCCAAAGTGCGAATAACATAAAGCAATCCGTAGGAACAATCCGCGACGAACTACAGACTGTTTTGACCGAGAATGCAGGGCTATCCTCCTCTGAGCTTACTGACATCATCCGTCACAAGTTCGACGTTATAAGCGAGCCACGCGCGCGCCTTATCGGACGGACGACGGCAACATCTACATCGGGTAAAGTGCAACGTGATACGTGGTCGAAGCGTAACCAGCAGATTCAAGATCCAAAGATGAAGATAGTGCCGGTATGGATAACGATGAACGATGGCGATGTTCGCGATTCGCACGCTGCGCTAAACCGCACGACGCCGAATGCGGGCAACGGATGGAATATAGACGGCGTTTTTGTTCAGTATCCAGCCGATGCTAATGCAAGCGGCGGGCAACCTTACGAGGTCAGCGCTGTTATCTGTAATTGTCGGTGTGTATTGTTCCCAACCAGAGTAGGACGAATATGATACAAGCCACTGAAAACAAGGCGGTTACGAACTGGGAAACGGAGATGAAGCTCCGCAGTCAGGTGCACATGGGCGTCAGATGCTGCACGGATATGGGTAACCTTGAGGAGGCTTTGCGCGTCCTAAAGAGCGAGCACGTGGAAAAAAAATTACGCAGCCGCAAGAAATCTCTTGCACCTGAGACGGATGCCGCGTAAATTGACCCCGCGAGTATCCCCCCCCATCTTGCGAAAAGGCGCATTTGTCCAATCTAATTGGCGGATGCGCCTTTTTCTATGGAATACAAACACGGTTGTAAGGCACACATCAAAGCCGCAGGTGAGGGAATCATCGAAGCGGTCGTATCCGTTTTCGACAACGTCGACTCGTACAACGAGCGCGTAATTCAGGGCG